GGGTCCCCTGCACCAGGGCGGTGGATCCGATAGAGGCAACACCTCCACCACCTTCGCCCATGATCACAACGACCTTGTCGTCACTTGATCGGACATACATGGTGAATTTGCGAGTAGTGACCCCACCGTATCGAGCAACAAGGCCGCCGGTTACTCCGGTAGTGTCAACTCGGAAAGTGCCGCCGATTGAGAGGGGGTTGGTATAGTCGGTAATGAAGTCGCTGGCGCCAGCCAGATCGCCCACATCGGCAACGCCATCCCAAGTTACACCCACGCCCAAGTTCGCAGAAACTCCAGACCCTGCCACTGAATAGGTTGGGGTAGCAGTAACAAATGTTGCGCTTCCACCAACCACATCCACAAGGTTTCCAGAGGCTTCCTCGTACTGGATACATCCTACGATGTTGGCATTGTTGTCCTCAATCGCCATTAGACCGAGTCCTCGTCAGAGGTATCATGCCACTCAGTTATGGTCCTGGCCGATAACCAGTCTGCGGCAGTGTCGTAAGTAACTTTGCTGGGGTCGGCGTTGACGGCCGTGCACATGTCACTGGCGACCTTGCAGTTGATAATGATCTCAGTCCCTGCAATATTCGGAATCCAACTGTAAGCATTACTGGCTTTGGCTAGCTCAGTAGCTACGTCAGAATCAGTGGCTATGCCACCAGAGGCGTCGACTTTATGGTATGCCACTATCCAGACACCCTTATCTTTAAGGTCCACCCGCCTGTCTGCGCATCGTTAGCAACTAAACGAATCTCACCCAGGCCAATGAACTCCTTAAACGCGTCAGCGCCTACGGATCCGGCGGCTGTTAAGTCTGTGGCGTCAGACGGGAAAGTCCATTGGGTCCCGTCGGCCTTCTTGACCTCAGCCCAAGAATCGCCGGGCTCTTGACGAGAGTCGGCGGTGAAGTAGCTATTAACCCCCGGTGCGGCCCAGTTAAGGCTAAGGATGCAGCGTGGCCCCATCCCGAAAGTGCTAGAGTTTGTGCCGGAAGCGGCAATGTCTATATCTTTCACGCCGGAAGCGTGCTCAATTTGAATTTTCTCACCTGATGGCATTCATCTTCTCCTCTTGATTTTTCAAGAACATTAACTCGCCAACCTCAACATCAAGGAGGCGAGCCATCTTCACCCAGGCTTTGAGGTCGGCTCTTGCAGTGACCAGCTCATTATCCTTGGCATCCAATAAATCGTTAATCGACCTACGAATCTCATTTTCACAGGCGTCCTGAAAGTCCTGAAAAGCTGTAGTGTTGTGCAGCATGACCAGACGATTCAGTTTAGCTTCTTGTGCTTCCTCCATTACAATCTCACTCTCTGGGATTTGCCGTTAGGCGCTCGTTTTTGAAGTTCCTCAATACCAGCCTTCATTTCCCTCGGACTGGTAGGAATATTGTCTTCAACCGCTTGGGCTAACTGAGCCCGCTGAGCCTGGGCCTGCATAATCTGTTTCACCTCTTCGGGCGACCTCTCTCTAATTACTCGAGAAGCCTCGACGAAGTTGGCCTTCTTCAGCGCAGACACAAGGGCCTCGCCCAAGTTAATCTCAATCTGAGGCATGAGCTGAGTAGCCCCGCTCTGAGCCAAGTCCTTCAAGAACTGAAAGATCTGAATAGCTTGTTGCTGCTCTTGCCCTGGGTTGCTAGTTCCAATGGTCCCCATAGGCACGATGTCGAAGTCGCCGACGATCTCATGTTTGGTCATGGCCATCAAAGACCCGTCGCTCATGGGAACGAGAAGCTCATTTTCGCCGTATTGCATTTGCAGATCCCAGATATGCTTATAAACCTTCTGCATACCGCGCTGCCAACGGCGTATATTAAGAGAGAGAGCTTGCTGCCCGATGGCAGAAACTGCCTCGATCTCGGCACGGGTACGTGCCTCGCTAAGCTGCTCTGGGTTTGTAAGGGCCGCCTCGACAGACCCCAACCTGCGTTCCACCCACGTATTCAGAATCGCCTCTTCTCTGTCAAAGGAAAAGTCGAGATTAGGCATTGTGACTGGCTCGAAGTCGTCCATGTCAACCACTGGGTAGAACTGACCTGGAATCCAGTTGATGTTATTGGGGTTGAGGTTTGAGCCGAGACGGTACTTGAACGTAGGAGCATTGGCGATCATCATGCGGTTAATCTTGGCACGGTGGTTAGCCGTCACCTCACGGTCAATGTGATCGAGAATCTCAGGGATTCCACGGGCGTCCAAAAACCTATCGCCAGTCAGCTCGTTTTTAATTTGTACATAAGGCCACTCGCCGTGAGCATAGGGGTACTCTACAAAACGAAAAACAGCCCCCGTCTGCGGTTGCAGTTCCAAGAGGCACTTCTCTTTGATCCCATCCCCGTCGATGTCATACATGCAGTAGACCTCATGCACTTCAATCGTCTCAGCTTCTTCTCCGGCCTCAATGAAGACGCCCTCTCTTCTCGCACGCTCAACGTTAAGAGATTGAGAGAGTCTCGTCTCTGTTTGGCCTTGTTGCGCACTTTCTTCGAGCTCCCTGATTGCCCGCTTAACCTCTTTGTCATCATAGAAGCCAGATTTGCCTCTGATTCTGAGATCGTTCTCACTACAAAACTTGATCTCAACAATACGCTCAGCGTCTTGGAGGCTCTTGGTTCCTCGTTGGGTGTAGAGGAATTGGGGCTCGACGGGGTATGTGTAGGGTTGATGTTTGACCACCATGTTGCGCTTGATGGTAATTTCCTCGCCCTTCGGATCTTGGATGAACTCGAGGACGGCGTCCATGGCAATGCGGTCAATGTCGTCGTCAGGGTTGAGATTAAATTTATTTTTGATGAAAATGGAGATCTGCTCATCGACCCTTTCAGAAGCCTCTGGATTTGATGCTCTGAGTACAAATGCCTCGGAGAGAGTCTGGCGATCCTCCTCGCTGAAAACCTCCTGGGTAATCGTTTCTGTAACAAGGCGAGTCTCCCATTCGTAAATTGTTTTGAAGACCACGAAGCCGTACTGCCCCTTGTGGTCAGCTCCGATTTCCATGTTGTCCTCGAAGTTGCGCATTCGAGAAGTGAGGAGCCATTGCATGACCCGCTCTGCACCTCGGGCAGAATTAACGTGGGACGGCGCCTGCGGCTTAAAGGTGACGATTGGGTCAATCGAATAGAGATTCATTATGGGCGGCTTAGATTTATCAATCTGCAAATCAATAAGCGGCATTGTGATATTAGAAGAACCAACAAACGGGTACGTTGGGTTCTGGTCTTCTAGTTGGTACCTGCGACGGTACCATTCAGAAGACTTTGTGTCGAAGTCCGACCGAGAAGTGATATCACTCTCTATCGCTTTTCTTATCTCACCGACAAACTTCTTTAGTTTCATGGTAGAGATCGAGACGTCTTCGCTCTCTACAGGATGATCACTGCTGGCCAATCAGCTTCTCCCACCTTTGCGCGACCTGATCCCATGTGCAATATTTCAAACCAGAACGCATATTTGTGCGAATAGTACCTTTTAATTCCTCGTCCTGCAACAACTTAATGGCTTCAGACGCGAAGTGTTCCCTATCTGTCTTTATCCCGAACTGCACAGTATCCCTCAAAGCCATGTGCGGAATCACACATGGGACGGTGCCATAGTGCTGAGCTTTGATGGCAGCAATGCAAAACCGCTCCTGACCATGGCAGGGATACAGCCACACGTCAGCCATGTCTAAGAGATCCTCATGGTCCTCTTTATCAAGAGTGCCACAGTAATAGACCCCGCTGGGGTGGTCCTGTGTGCGCCCTCTAGGAGCGTCGTAGCAGACTAGAAGCCAGGCGTCGGGCACGGCTCTCTTAATATCTGGCCACATTTTGAGGAGGTCATCCAGGCCACGGTCGTGACTCGAGATGTAGACGCAGAGATTCTTAGCTACGCCCCTGGAGAAACGGGGAGGATTCGGGTCAAAGCCCGGCTCAATGAAGTGTGTCTTTAGGCGATTAGAGGGGTTAAACTTCATCAGCTCCTCCCAATGCCAGGGGGAGATGCCGACCAAGCCGTCGCAGGACCCCCAGAGCTGAGGGTTGAGCCTGGTTTTGTCGGCTGTCCAGACATATCTCTGCTTGTAAATGCCTATTTCCAAATCTTTGGGGCATTTGAAGCAAATCAAAACGTCCCCAACCATGGGGAGATCAGCGCCCCTGCGGAAGTAACGAACCCGGCCGTCGGGCTCAAACTCAGTCCTGAGACTGCAAAACACCCGTACATCGTGACCTCGGGAGGCCATGGCTCTGGAGAACTCCACCACCATCTCTTCAGAACCCTTGATGGTTCCGGCGTCCAAATCGCGGGGAGACCAGGGCGCTGTCTCATTAACTCGAATATCAATTCTCATGCTTTGTTCCCATGTAAGCCAAGAACGCCTCTACTTCTAATACCTTCAATACAGGTAAATAGTCGTAGGGATGCTTGACATGTTTTCTAGAATTGCAGCTACGGCAACAAGGAACCATGTTTGTCGGTATGGTCCCAGGACACATTACCTTACCGGCGACAGGAATCCAGTGATCAAAAGTCATTTCCTCGTTGGGTTCCCTGCAATAAGCACACAAACCTCGCCAGTACAGAACGGCGTCGTGGGCCATGTCAAGACTCCAATGGTGCGGTAATGCGTTCTTTCGATCTCTGCGTCTCCTGTTAGTTACATAACGTTTAAGTCGGTTGTTTTGTTCCCACTCTCTTTGCTTTTCCTTGTATCTGCCGATGTGCTTTCTTTTATAAGCTCTCGTCTTATCTTGTATCCCATTGCTATTATCGTGCCACCGCTGCCGCATAATGGCGTTGTAGCATTTCTTGCACTGAGACCTAAAAGCTAAAGGCTTGTCGGGGGCGTTCTTTTTATGGAAGTCGGTCACCGGCAAGGGATTGTCACCCTCATGGGTGGACACCATACATCTTCTATACCCCTCTGGCAGAGGGGGAAGTACCACATAGCACAGCCCCTTACGGTAGTAGTACCGGCACCGAGTACAGTACCCGGTCGCCTCAACTGGTCTGCCGCAGCGGGGGGTCTTACAAACCGAAGGGTCGCATTGTTTTGACATCAGGCGACTTGACCTCGATGTCTCCACCAGCAACATGTCTTGGTTGAAATACACAGGTATATCTGATGCAATCCACAGGGTCCTTGAATTTCTCGGCTGGCTTCTCTGAGACCGTCCCGTCGTCGCGTTTCTTCTCCTGCCATGTGTACTTCAGCATAGAGTTGTTGACGTTCCAGCATTTGTTGGAGACCAGCATCTTGGGGGGTAAGGTGTTCTCCTCGTCGTAATCTAAATACTCACGCACTATCTGGTGGCCGTAATCTATTCTGTCGGTGATACGGTGATTGAAGTACAGGCCCCTTAAAGCCAGCTCATCGACCAACCTGGTACCAGTTATGACATTGTGTTTCGGCCCAAAGTTAGGGTCGATCAAACGGTATTGGACGCGTATGCCCAGCTCCCGTTCCCTCTCCTTGATCAACTCTACGTATTTATCAATATTGTGTTCGCAGCTTTTCATCTCAGTGAATGGCGTATTGGGCCACTCGTCTATAAAAGTTATCTCGCCCTGCTTGTCGACCATCCACCAGACGATCATCCATGGCTTCCTATCCGCTGGGTCGATTGTGACGCCATAAGTGTTTTCTTTGTTAAGGGGTCGTAGACTCGAATCAATAAAGTGTATGTCCTCGGTGTACATTGGGAACACCCGCCCCAGCAGGTGTGTGAACTGCCCATAGATACGGGCATTGACTTCTCGGGGGTCTTTCCGCTCGATCTCACGCTTGAAGTCCTCCTTGTCTTTCTCGGTCATCCAATCTACCTCTGGATCGAAGAGATTGCAGCCAACGGCTAGAACCTCAGCGCCCTCGGCTTTGGCGTCCTCAAGAAGCGTGTCAAAAATCCACGGCTCACTCAGCGGTGTTAGCGAGAATAGAGCTGTGCCCCCATTAACAATCAAACCACGTTTCACCGCCACCCACTTGTCCTGTGATGGCGGCTCATCAAAAACGGCGAGATGCGCCGTTATCCCCTCGAACCTAAATGTGTCCTGCTCACCAGAGAAGAATGTCACGGTGGAGCCGTTCTCAAAGTAGATCTTCTGCGGGATCTTACCCTGCATCTTGTCGATCTTCTTAATGTACCTCTTCGGCACAATAGACAGCAGCTTGGGTGCGATCACCTGGGCGATAGCCGACCCGAAATCCAGACCAGCCACAATGATCGTGACTGGCGGGTTGTACGACGTGCGCTCATGCAGCAATATCTTCTCAGGCTCATCTACCCACGGGTACTTCTCAGGATTTGCCTGGACCTTCTCAAAGAACGGCTTAACCCACGGCCGCCACCCTAGAGCATGGGCGACGATCTCCTGACAGACAGATGTGGTCTTACCGCTTTGGTTAGAGCCGATAAAGAGCTTAACCCGCTGGTCGCCGGTTATGAACTTGTAGTGAAAGCTACGAGGCTCATAGCCCGTCAGGGCCTCAACCTCTTTGCGCCGATCTAACTCTTTGCGCAGCGCCTCAATCTGTTTTATCGTGCGTTTTCGTTTGCTCAACTTCCCACCATGCGTACAAGAAATCGGGGGTAATCTCCAGCGTAGGCTGACACCCGGTGGCTAATTTAATGTCTCTCTCAAGGCGCTCGGAGTCGTAGAGATTGATATGACCCCGGTCCTCGGTGTTATGCTTCTCGCCAAACTTCCCATACTTGTTGGGAGTGCTGATGGCGCACAGACGCTTACTGGCGCATGTCATCTTGATGAACATCTCCATCACAAACTTCTCAGGCACGTGCTCGATAAACTCAAAGCACACGACGCAGTCAAAGCTGTCCTTGGGATAGTATGTCTCCAGGTCAGCCTCTATATATCTAGAGCGGTGGAAGCAGGCAGGGAAGTGCCGCTTGGCCTCCTCACGTGCGATTTGTATCGCCTCTGTGCAGATGTCCACCCCAGTAATACGGCAGCCATCGTCAAGGAAAGACCGTGTCACAAACCCATCGCGGCACGCCAGATCTAAATAACTCGTCGGCTTCCACTTCTTGTGCATGGTCTTTAACCAGCCACACCGATCTGTGGTGACACGGTGATCACCGATATGCACGTCCTGTGTCTTGTAGAAGCAGTTACGCTGTTGTTGGGTCCAGTCTTTCATGAGTCACCGATCTCATTGTTCAGACGGTTAAGCTCCTGCCGAAGCTCCTCGCTTGAATAGTTCGTATAGATACCGTCGTCGTCTCCCCGGTCAGGCTCCAGGGCTTTGATCATAGTCAGCAGCATTTTCATGTGCATGGTGTCGCCTTTACGGGCTCTGTGCATGAGAGTGTGGAGAGCGCCAGGTATGCCAGGCGTAACGATAAGCTCGACAGCGGTCTCGATCAAGTCTCTCGTCATGGTCGTTGAACTTTTGACGGTGTCGAGATACTCCTCCTCAGTTATGCCGATGTCGTCGCAAATCTGAGCAAAGGGCTGGTCCGGTCGAGACGTCAGCGCCTTAATGATGATGCCCTCCCGCTCCTGCTGCGAGAGATTCATGAACGGGACTAGGGGGTGGTCAGACAAGACCCAGCTCCTCTGCCTCACGGGCCAGTTTTTCCTTCCAGCAGCGCTCACAGTAGAGTCTAATATTATCTATACCTGCTGCCGTCCAGTCGTCAAGATGGCCCGGTTGGTCTTCTCCGCATTTGTGACACTTCTCCAGCGCCCTCCAATGCGTACATTTATGTGTGCAGCCGCATTTAAACATCCAGCTATACCCACAGAGTGTGCAAATCCAACTGTCCATTTTGTCAGGGTCGTGCTGATCCATGTAATGCTCACAATGGTTTGGATCTTTAGCGTAGTGATGGCTACGGAGTCTCACGGTTATCTCCCCTTCTGCGAAGGGTCGATACCGTACCACCGTTCTACCTTGCCACTGTAGCTAATCAACCAGACCTCACCATTCGACAGCAAAGCACAGACCTCACCATGATAGTTGCCGTTGGCGCATATCTGAATAATGTCGGCGGGGAGTTTGGTTTGGATCTCTTCTATTGGTGTGGCGGTGTCACGGTGTTGATTGTCGAGCTTGCAGCTAAAGACCAAAAACAAGACGTAGATACCAATCAGTGCTGTCGCTATTACTGAAGTGATCTCCCTCATCGAGGCTCCCTTGTTTTGCGTACGTGAATAGCCTGGTAACACGCTGCGCACATGCCCTTGCGGAAAGCGCCAGTCGTCGGCTTGTCACACTCAGGACACACCCGAGTCTCGTCATACAGACAATCTAAACACACCCTGTCCTTAAAGAAGAGGTAGGCGTCACCGACGCCACAGGTTTTACAGGAGTCAGCCACGGTTTTTTACACACCTGTCACACAGAGGGGCATCCTCACTGCTGAACGCTTTTATAAGGAGCGTCTGCATACACCCCTTGCAGTTCTTCCCAATTACTATCGGGTCC